AGAAACCAAGGGAATTGAGCTTTCTTCCAAGATGGAGATGTTTACCGTCTTTCGCCAGTTGTTTTTGACCAGCATGTGCAGTCCCAAGATTGAAAAGTGCCTCTGGGAATGCATGAAGCGGGTTACCTATAATGGATTACGGGTTACTGAGGATACTTTTGAGCCGGAAGAGGCCCGAGAGGATTACCCAATTGTGTGCTTAGAGGTGGCACACAAAAACGTCGCCCCTTTTTTGAAAAACCTCTCTGCTCAGTACAGCACGCTCCTAGAAAAGCTGGGCGGAATCCAAGGGTAGAGGTTATTCCAGACGATTTGCTTTATTTCTTTCGGCTATCCAAAGCCGGATACGGTAGCGTTGCAGAGATTGAACAGTGGGACGCGCGGAAATTATTGCAATGCCTCGCTTACGAGAAATTCTGCGAAGATTTTGAATCCGCCTATATAGAACTCAACTCTAAGGATGAGTGATGGCCACCACGATCGGCGAGTTATTCGTCAATATCGGAATCAAGGGCGCTGACAAAGCGGTCGGTGCCCTTAAGTCCGTTGGTGGCTTTATGGGGGACTTGTCCGCCAAGGGACTTGCCGCTAAAGCCAGCATCGTTGGCGCGATCTACGCGCTAGAGCGTTTGACAGAGGCTGGTGGCAATTACGGCGCCTCTATCAAAAATCTGGGGCTTTATACTGGCCAATCCAGCAAATACATCCAGCAATTGAGAGAGGCTTTCCGCCAGTCGAATGTTGATATTGGTGAGGCGGATCAGACGCTCCAAAACGTCATCAAGGCCCTTACTGATGCGAAACTAAAAGGACAAGCGCCCGCTGGCTTAGCCACCATTTTCGGTGAGGCCGGCATCAAGAATGCCGATCAGCTTAAAGAAAAGCTGAATGATATTCCTGGGACCATTGATCTCATTTTCGATTACATTCGGCGTCACCAGCCGGATAAAAATAACGCTGGTGTCTATAACTACCTCACCGAAACCATGGGGCTCACCCCCGGCGCCATCACTACCGCCGAAAGATTCAAAGGTAGCATCCAAAGCATCACTCAAAACGTGGCGTCTGATCAGATGATTGATCGCCTGGATAAAGTAAAGCGATCCTGGTCAGATTTTTGGACTAGGTTACAGATGTTTAATAACCGGCTAACCGCTGATTTCGGGCTGCCGGTGATTCAGGGCCTCAACCAGATCCTAAAGAAACTCTTTGAGCTAGAGCGCGCCTTAGAGCGGATCTTCAAAAAGAGCAAAACCTTTGGTGATTTCTGGAAATCTCTTTTTGGTGGTAACGGGACTGAGCAAGGCACCAAGCCTAGCACCACCGGGGATTACAGTAAGCTACCATCTTTTTTTGAGCTATTGCACAGCCTCACGGTCCCGCAAAAAATGCCAACCGAGGATCAGATCAAGAATGCACCTAGCCTCTTAGATCTATGGGACAAGCTGAAACATCTGGATGAGATGCTTTCCATTCCTAACCGACCGGCTGGGGCTTTACCAGGACACCAGAGCAGCAATTTTAATCAAAATACCACGGTTCACATGCACGGCATCGAAAACACCCATGGTGGGGTGGAAGAGCTAAAGCGCCACGTCAATTTGGCGCTCAGGCAAAGCCCCGCTCAAGGATGGATAGCCTAAATGGCAAACATCTCTGACATCACAAGTGGGATAAGTGCTGGCTCCGCTGCTCTTGGTGGGGCAGCTAGCATCACGAGCGGCATCCTGGGTATCACGGGATTGCTGGTGGCTAGCCCAGAATCGGTGGTCGGTTACCAGCCTCAAAACCTAGATGGCACTCTGAGTGCGGCGCCGGCAATCCTTTTCCACTACGAAGGGGAACAGACCGCTACCCTGGAAAGTGATATCACCGATCATTACATCGAGGACAATACCGCGATCCAAGACCAGATCGCGATTAAGCCGGTAATGATCACCACCCAAGGCTTTATCGGCGAACTCAATGATGTTTCGCCCAAAGCCTTGCAGCCCGTTCAGCAACTAGCTAGCAAACTCACGACCATTTCTGGGTATGCCCCCAGCCTTTCCACCACCGCGCTCATCGCCTACAATGAGGCGTTTTTTGCCTACCAAACGGCCTTAAGCGTTATCGATTCTACGATTTCTGCAATCAGTTCTATCGGAAGCGCCATCAGTGGCAGCGCCAATGGGGTGACGGTTATCTCAGGCCAAGAGGGGTTGATTAATAAGCAGCCCAACCAAAATAAGCAGCAAACCTATTTCCAGTTGTTCTACGCCTACCAATCGACGCGCACCCTTTTCACCGTCCAAACACCGTGGGCGATTTTTAGCAACATGGCGATTAAGACGCTGCGCGCGATTCAGGATGAAACCACTAACGTCATCACCGATTTTGAGGTGACGTTTAAACAGATGCGTTTTGCGGAAACCACCACCGCTAGCGCTCAAGAATTATCGGGCCGTCTCAACACGGCAGCGGCAGCATCGAATCCGGTTCAGCTCGGGACCACCGTCCCGCCGCAATCATCTACCACACTAGCTAGTCAGTTAGCCTAAGGGGCAAAACCATGTATGAGGTGAAACAAGTTACCTCGGATGCTGGACAAACTCAGTCGTTGGTTTTGCCAGATGGCACCACCGTTACGATCACGATGGTGTTTGTCCCAATGCAATACGGCTGGTTCTTCTCTAACATCACTTACGGCAGCTTTGTTTTAGAAAACATCCGCATCTGCAATAGCCCTAACCTCTTACATCAGTGGCGTAACCAGGTACCGTTTGGCATCGCCTGCTTTTCTTTGAATCAGCGCGAGCCATCCCAACAACAAGATTTCTCTTCCGGCGCGTCCAAGCTTTATATCCTGAGCGCTAGCGAAGTAACCCAGTACGCGGAATATCTGAGTGCGTAAATTTGACCGAAATTACTATCTGGCGATCCAGAAAACCGCGCCCTCAGATGCGCCGGTAGAATTTCTGGAAGTGCCGAATGAATTGACGGTACAGTTTGATATCAAGCGCCATTCCTTTGGCGATTCGAATTACGCTCAGATCAAGATCTATAACCTGTCACGCCAAAGCGCCAATTCCATCCTAAAGACGGACTACGATTTTAATTTGATGAAGCAAGTGATTTTCCAAGCTGGTTATGGGGATGGCCCAAGCTGGCCACTGCTCTTTACCGGCAACTGCTCAACCGTAAAATCGGTGAGGGAAGGGAATAACTACGTTACCACCATCGAGGCGTTTGATGCTGGCTTTGCTTATTCCAACGCTAAATTGCCGGTTCCCTTTACCTCACCCGAGGGCGCTACCCGCCAAAGCCTGATCACCCAGATGGCAAAAACGCTAGCCACCCCAGAAAATGGCAGCGTGCAACTAGGAGCAATCGGCACCGCTGGTGGTTATCTATTAGATTCCATCCCCAAAGGGAATTCCTATACCGGAAACCCGCTCAATCTGATTGCCGAAATGACCGGTGGTTTTGGCACTAACTTGATGTTTGTGGATCAAAACCGCTTACACGTCCTAGATAAGCTGCATGGGGAAGTGATCCAAACACCGACTGTTCCCAAAATCACTGCCAGTAGTGGGTTACTAGGAACTCCAGTACGTGAATCCAACATGCTTTATTTTGATACGCTATTGGAATCGAATCTTTTGGTAGGACAGCAAATATTTTTAGATGCCCAGACGGTACAGAACTACAACACCAATTACATTGTGATATCCTTACAGCACAAAGGCACCATTTCTAAAGCGGTGTGCGCAGAGGCCATCACCTCAATCGGGGTGTTCTGCACCACCCTCACCCCCATTCCGCTCCCGGTGGCGTCATGAGCCAATTACCGTTTTCGCCAATCTTCGGGGAACCCAACCTGAAGACGCTTTTAGATTTGTATAAGAAAGAGATTTTCCTCTCTCTCAATTGCCACGCGATTGCAACCGTACAGAGTTTTGATGCCACCACCCAAACGATTACCGCCACCATAAATTATGCACAGGTGTATTACCAAAAAGACACTGCCGGGAACTACGTCCAACAGCTAATTGACTATCCGCCGCTCGTGGAATGCCCGATTGTGAATCTCTGTGGCGGGGGGAATTACCTGACGTTTCCGGTGGCAAAAGGAGATCAGTGCCTCATTTTCTTTGCGGATCGGGATCTGGATAACTACTTTGCCAATCAAAATACCAAGCAACTTGCTAGCTCACGGCTCCATTCTTTCCAAGACGCCATCGCTCTGGTTTTCACTGGCAACGTTGAGATTGCGAATTACAGCACCGATCATGTGCTATTGACCAACGGAACGGTTAAACTGGGATATAAGCCCAGCACCAATAGGGTTACGATTGCCACCGGCAATACGACGCTTTTAAGCGAACTGAGTTCGCTAATGACGGCGCTCAACAATTTCGCGACCAGCTGTAGCGCTGCCACCACCGTTGCCAATATCGCCGCCGCTGCCGCCACCCTTAGTACCGCACTTGGAAACGTAAGCTTCGGGAGCGTACTCGAATGAGCGACTTTGTTAGAGCACTAGATAGTTTAGGAGATTGGACGTGGGGGAAGGGCCGCGCCAATTATTTGAGTGGCGTTAATGCGGTGGCCCAAAACATCCAAACCCGGCTCAAGATGGTTTTGGGTGATTGTTTTTTTGCGACTAATAGCGGCATCGATTGGTTTAATCTACTGGGGGCTAAGAATCAGTTAGCTCTAAACATCGCGGTCAGCGCCACTATTCTCAACACCAATTCCGTGACTGGTATCCTAGAACTATCTTTGAATTTGGATCGCACCACTAGAGGCATTACGATAACGTACAACGCCCAAACCGTTTACGGCGCAACTGGCCAACAAATCTATCAATACGATACAGCTTCGGGGTTCTAAATGGCTCTGCCAACGCTGACTTATGCTGTCACTAGCACTGGTCTATCTCTGCCCTCTCAGGCCGATTTGCTGGCGTATTACCAAGCCGCTTTCCTAGATATCTACGGGGTAGATGTAACCCAGCAAGATCCAAGTTCCCCGGATAACCAATTCATCAACATCCTGGTACAGGCGGCACTTGATACCAACGGTGTCATCACTCAGGTTTTTAACGGCTTTGATCCGGATCTGGCTTTGGGTGTGGTGCTGGATATGCGCTGCGCCATCAACGGCATCCAACGCCAGGGGGGCACTTTCTCGGTAGTAAATATCAACCTCACGATCACAGGCTCGGTGAATATCTACGGGCTAGATCAATCAGCTAACCAGGTTTATACCGTCGCTGATAATGCCGGAAACCAATGGCAATTGGTCAATACCGCCCTAGGGGCCACCACTGGCAGCTACGTTTTTCAGGCCGCCAATCCCGGCGCCATCATCGCGGTTCCCAATTCCATCACTGTTCCGGTTTCGGTGGTTTTGGGGATCACCGGGATCAATAATCCTACCGCCCAATCAACTTTGGGTGAGGATGAAGAAACCGATTACGCCCTAAAAATTCGTCGCCAGAAATCAGTTAGCCTACCCTCGCAAGGGTATCTGGCGGGATTGCTAGCCGCCCTCTTGAATGTGAGCGGCGTGAATTACGCGCAAGTTTACGAAAACAATACTGGCTCAACCGATTCCAACGGCGTTCCCGGTCACAGCATCTGGGTAATTGTGTCCGGTGGATCGGCAGCTAATGTGGCCAATGCGATCTACACCAAGCGCAACGCTGGCTGCGGCATGAAAGGCAGCCAATCCTACATCATCACCCAGGTGAATGGCTCACCCTTTACGGTTTACTGGGATAACGTGGTTGAGCAACCGCTTTTCATTAAATTCAATGTGGCGTCGCTGAATGGGACTACCCCACCCAACATTGCCGCCATCAATAGCGCCACCTCGGGGTTGCAATCCACCTTCACGCCCGGCGTAAACTCGGTAGTAAATATCAATCAATTGGCGTCCCTGGTCCAAGCGCTTGATCCCAATACCCTTGTGACCAGTCCCGGTTTTAGTTCGGGAACTGTCCAGACGATTACCTTTTCTGGGGTAGCGGCAAGCGGCACATTTAAATTGAGCTATGGTGGAAACAGCACCGCTGCCATCAACTGGAATGATTCAGTGGGCACTATCCAAACCAAGCTTCAGGCGCTTTCTGGCCTGGGTTCCGTGACGGTATCCGGTAGCATTGCCTCGCAAAGTCTGGTCGTGACCATGACTGGTGTCTCGGTCCCCTCTCTGATCGGGTACAACACTAATTCTCTGCAAACCGCTGGCTCTGTCGCAATTACGCTCAACTTTCTTAGCACCTATACCAACACCCTGACGCCCACTAGCGCCAACAACCAATTTGAGGTGCTGGCTAGCAACATCATCATTTTGCCGATGATGCTAACTGCCCCTGGTGTCTCTTACACTTTTTCTAGTGGAACGGTG